CGCTTCAGGGCGCTCCAAGCCAGCCGGAGTGTAGCGCGTCTTCAGGCGGTTAGGCGGAGTTGTAACAACCTTCGCGTCAAAGAGTTTGTCCTCTTCCGGCGGCTCAGGCGGTGTTTCTTCATCTAGCCCGAAGTAAGCCATCAGTTCTGCTTGCGTACCATTGAAGCGGTTGGTGTCCACGTAATGACTTACCACGCCAACCTTGCTTCCGTCCTGACGTTCTGCGGTCTGGTGCATAAACCACGAATTTACGCCAGTCGGCAATAATGGCGGCGGCGTCATCTCTGGCGTGAATTGCGGGTTAGGCAAACGATTGAGATAATTTGCAAGCCACCAGAGCGTTAGGGTTGGCAGTCGACTGACATCCACGAATTGATTTATCCATAGGGCTCGGCTGTAAATAATCGGATAGCGTCCTGTTTCCTCACGGAGTAACTCCATGCAGGTGAGCAGGGTATCGGTGATGCGTGCTTTTGAGTAGCCGTGATCTAACTCCATGTCGAGCACAAGGCGGTCATGTTCAAGCGGTTGCGCAATGCTTAGGAAGTGCTCCATTTGCCTGTTAGCGTCCTCGCCAGGATATACCACATGGTATGCCATGCGTGGAACTGTCAAATGCGCCCAAGAGTAAGCAAACCAGGGGTCGGTGTAGCCCCAAGAGATGCCAGCCCTAACCGCAACAAAGTCGCACTTTTCGTTGATTAGGTCGAAATTCGGCTTCTGCGAGCCGTCCGAGCTGTACTGATAGCGGCTTATGTCAATGCCAAAGGGTAAACTCATTTTGCTCCTATGCAATCTCGTAGAACCCAGTTACTCGGATTCTCTTTGCTCCAGATGCTGTCCATGTGCCTGTAGACATATTTGTGTAAGCAATAAGTGTTGCGCTATTCTCGCCGATGTACCACCTACTTGCAGAAGTTGTTGCTACTGTTCCACCATTTTGCACATAAGCATTTGTCCCACTCCAAACAGGATCACCAGCACCAGAATAAGATGTAAAAGGCATTACAATGTTTACCGCCGTGCTGTTTGACGTTCCGCTGATATCCACTGTAAAGAAACAAGTTTTGCCAATCAACTTATATCTTGCAACATTGACAACATAACCAGCTGCCCAACCTGTTACTGTGGGTGTCCAATTTATCCAAGCATCCACTAATGTGCTATGTTCGTGATCCACCAGAGCAAAATCCGTACTGTCCAGTCCGTCCAGCTTATCGGCATCGGCGGCTTTGGCAGATATGCCGAGGTAGGTTGCGTCCGCGTAGCCTTTTCTGACTGCTTGGTTGGCGGTAGTTGGATTCGTGGCAGGTAAGACTGGAATTGACGTGAACGTCTTGATACCGCCTACGGACTGATTACCACTCGTCTGGACGAATCCTGCTGAATCTATGTTGTCCAACTTGTCGCTATCAGCCGCTTTTCCGGTGGTGAGCAGGTATTGTGGGTGGTCATTATCAGCAAGACCACCTAATGCGCCGTGATCGATTGCATCTGCAACTAACCGATATTGCGGATGGTCATTGTCGGCAAGTCCAGTCAAAGCACCGTGATCGGTTACTCCACCGCCACCACCGACTGGTCGTTCCTTTACTCTCAGCCTCTCAACCTCTCGCTCTAAAACTCTAATTTTGGCCGCTAAGTTCTCGTTATAACTGCTCATAGCTCACCTTTGAGTTTAATTTCAACTTGTTCACCTGTGTTTTGCTTGACTACAACCTTGACCGCTGTAACGTGGCAATCGACAGAGTAACCAAATGCCTCGGCAGTAAGAATATCACCGAAACCGTAATGAATGTTGTAAAGCATGCCTGGCGTGTCGTGCACTATCCCAGCCAATATCTGTTTTGGCTTGAATTCTTCCAGCGCAGCATCGCCTTCTGCCTCCAAAGCGGCAGTTGTTGCGTTGTCCCGGGCATCTTTAAAATACTCATGCCTGTTCCACTTGCTTGCATGCCAGCGGTCGTAATTCCAGCGGTACACAAGCTCTCTTGCCAGATCTTCACCCTGCCCGCCCACCACTACGAAATTTCTTTCGTCGGCGTGGTAAGTGCCGAAAATGGGTTGGCTAAAATTACCGTATTGTTTACCTACTAAACGTGGATCGCCAGAAGTTCGACTATGGTTTTGTCCTCTTTGTCCGACATACGTCCTGAATTCAAACACGCCTGGCGCTATCCTGACAACATCGAAGCCAAGCCAAACATCGTTTACTTCTCGCGCTACCTCGCAGAGTTCCTGTAAAACAGTTAACACATTACGATAGGCAAATGCCTTACTAACGCTTGCGCCTGCAGCACCGAAGTCAGGTGCTACTAAGAGTTTCTGTCTGTCCGCATCCGCGAGACTTCCAAGCTGTTCCCGAACAATTGCCTTCATCATGTCGTCAGGTATGTCTGTCTTGTCTGCTTCTGCGCTTGTAGAGTGCGCAATCACTACCGCAGTATCTAAAAGGTAATTAGCGTCAAGAGCAGACAGGCGGATATACTCCGCACCGTCGACATCTGCCCAAAATTCCCAGTCTCGCAAAAAATAAGCAGTCTCGTTCTGCAGTTCTAACGTGCCACCCTTCTCACGCCAGATCTCAAAAATATCGTCTACTGAGAAATCATCGTACTTCATGAGGTTTCTTGGCAAGTTGATAACCAACGCACCGATAGTATTTTCAGCTTTGACATACTCCAGGCTCTCGAATGCTTGGATAACGCCTTTACGCGTGCCTTCATGGTCGTACCAGACTACTTCATATCTCATAGTAAAGCTCCTTCGATGCCCCAGAACTTCGGCACCCAGACAATGCTTGCCGCACTGTTGGCAGTTGTATCATCCATAAACAATGAGATGTAATTAGCTCCTGGGCTAACATAGAAGTCGCCATAATCTGACCCCGCGACAATATAACGCATTAAGTTGCCTCTGCTCGCCCATCCACTTCTAAAGCTTAAATTTAACGGGTCAAAATTGAGCGATATCCACTCGCCTGCTTGCAAGGTCAATCCGCTAAAAGCGATAGATTTTCCGGTACGGTAGTTTTTAATCATCCTCAGCGTGCCGGGCCCTGTGACACTAATGACGGGATAAGTATTTGCACTTGCAGTCGCTGCTTCCAAATTCAAAGCTACGATACCTACCTTAGCATCCTCGTCAGGCGTTTCAGCAACCGTTGAAAACACGCCGCCAATGTAAAGCGAGCCGTCTGACGCTTCTAATGCGGAATAAACATATGCCGTTCCCGGTAAGTCTACATCCAGCGGCTGCCAAGCACCGTTAGTCCAAACCGCCACTCGATCGGTGAGTGCAACTCCGCCGGCAGTCGAAAACGACCCAGAAACATAGACTTTGCCGTAGCAGGACGCTACATTGTGAACAATGTTATTTGTTCCGGTTCCTAACGACTCCCAATTTGAACCCACCCGCTTTACAACATAGTCTGCATTTGCATTGCCACCAACATTCGTAAATGCGCCACCTATGTACATATGACCCGCGGCATCAAAAGCAATTGAATGAACAACTGCATTGACATCCGTGTTTCTACCAACAACTTGATACGCACTGCTTTCTTCCCCCAGTCTGCATAAGAACGGGTGGGCTGCGTTTGTAAACACGCCGCCAATGTACAAACTTCCGTTTGGTGAAAACGCGAGTGTTGTTACATAATCGTCCAAAACAGTCGACGACGCCGAATGCCATGCTGTGCCATCCCAGAAAGCAACGTACGCCGTATTGGCTACACCACCGGCTGATGTAAATCCACCACCGATGTAAACATACCCGTTCGGCGCAATCGCTATCGCATCACAGAAAGCCTGCAACCCAGTTCCAAGAGTGTTTACCGTAGGAATGCCGTCCGGCTCTAAACCCGTGATTTTGACAATATGGTCTCCACTTGCGCCACCCCAATTTTCAAATTGTCCGCCAACATACAAATCCCCATTTGCATCGAAAGCCAGAGCCAGTATCATGGAAATCGTTGCTCCGGTATAACTAACTCCCAACGCCTCCCATGCCTCCGTTACCGGATCCCACCGTGCCAGATAATTAGCACTTGCTACGCCGCCAGCATTCGTGAACGTCCCGCCAGCATAAATCTTGCCATC